GAAAATATTGAAAATATATTTGATGAATTAGATGACGACCATGACATGGCGATGTCATGTAATAGACCTTACAACGCAAAGGTAGTTTATATAACACGAGATAAAGAATTAACTCATTATAAGCCAGAAGACAAAGAACTTATTAAAACAGCCAAAGTACACGAATGGGACTTTGAGGGTAAAGAAGGCTGCTGGCGTATGAAATGGCATTGTGGTATGTTTCTTTGGAGAAAGAATGAGCATACATTTAAGATGCTAGATATGTGGTATAAAAATTATAGGACACAGATAGAGTCTAGTCCTAAAAAGAACTGGCCATATAATTGGCCAAGCTCGTTATGGTATTGGGATACCTTTGCATTTTTTAACACAAACTATAACATTAATTATGGTGTGAAGATAAAAGAGATACATGCTAAGTGGAATTACGTTAAGGGGTATAGGCCTGATCGTGAGAACATGACAGAAGATGAGATTGTATTTTGGCATTACACTATACCAAATGATTTAGTAGATAGGAGTACATTGGATGACCCCGATATACGAAATACAATCGGAAATTTTAACCTTATTAAATGAGTGGAAAGACTTCGTGTGGGGTCTGGATATGTCTAATCTTATGAAAAGAAAAGGAAAGTTCTTTAGAGAGAACAGATCTAAGTATGCATCAAGTGTGGAGTGTTTGAAGTCTATGGAGCACGATACGCATGATGGATTTCCACCGGACTCTCATGGTTATGATTTTAATCAAATAGCGACATGGGTTAAGAACGATCAAGATATAGATTTAGACATAGCTCAAAAGATTCAAGAAAAAGGTCAGTGGCTTGATAATGAATTAGGAGCTATGCTTAGTATGAGATTCTGTGCATTAAAAATGTACTATCCAAAAGATGGTTACATTGCATGGCATAACAATTGGAATGTTCCTGGTTATAATATTCTTTTTACTTATACTGAAAATGGTAATGGATGGTGGAGACATATTAATCCCGAAGGTTCTAAAGGTAAGATCAATAAGCCTATTGAAAAAAACTTAGTACATATACCTGATGTGCCTGGATGGCATATGAAGACTGGCTATTATGGTAAGAAGGAAGAAGAGGAAAAGATTATGTGGCATAGTGCTTACGGTGGTGAGCCTAGAATGACATTAGGTTATGTTGTCAAGGATGACAACTTATGGAAGATGATGGTTGAAGATATATGTGGAAAAGAATTAGTATGGCCACTTGCACCATTTGATAAGTCTATGTTACCAACAAGTAGTCCATCTTATGTTCCTGATAATAGTATAGATGCATTTGATGGTTAGACGTGACGTGAGCGATATTCACTATAATGTTTATAGGCTTTTTTGGCTACATTAATTAAAGCATATTTCATAACCTCTATTTCTTTTCTAGTTTCATCTGGACTAACATCAATCCATTCGACTCTATAGTTAGAAATAATATACATTATATACCAAACATCATCAAAGTCTTTTAGGATAGGGCGTTCCCATCCTTTATACCTTAATGCTTTTTCATAACATTTTATTCTGTTTTCTTCAGTCAGGCCTTCGTGGAGTCTTTTTATTATTGGCTTTATATGTTTAAACTCATCTACTTCTTTCAAGTCTTTATTAAACATCTGTAAGAATAACTGTTGTCCGTATAGCAGCATGGTGAATGCAAACACCTTTTCATTTACTTCAAATTTCATTTACCAATCACCATTATTCTTTTGTGCTCATATATTTTTTTTGAACCAGCATATAGAATATCTGTTAATCCAGATTGCTCTATCAACTCCCCTTGGTTCATAGCACAATTGATATGTAGCCACTTAACATTACTATTGTCATTGCTTTGTAGCACAAATATTTTATCTTTATAATCCTTAGTAATTAATCTCATATCCATCATATGCTCACAGGACGTATTAATTATTACCTCGCCCTTGTAGTCTATATCATCAAACACAACATCCTTGGTATACACATTTACCTTAGGATGCTCGTTCCAAATATGCTTTGCAATGTCTGTGGTGTACTCATCTACATCATAAAGGTCGATATTAATATTACCAAAAGTTTGTTGAAGAAACGGCACAAGTACTATTCCATACCAACTAGCTAGAACAGACACGTGTGTTAAATGTGTCCCAATGTTCTTTTCTATTTTTTTCATTTCGTGACAAAGCCATTCCTTACTTTCAATTTGTGTATCGAAAACACTTTCAGAATAGTCTTTGTATTTGTAAATATGTTTATCAGCTACGTAACCTAAACCTTTAACCCATAGCTTCTGAACTTCTCCATAATCCATTTATTATCTCTTTCCTGTCTTGTGCATCATCAAAAATACATATTGGCAGTTGTCTTATTGTATTCTTTTCTATATCGTCTGGGTAATGACAACCGTGTTTATACGAGTAAGCTAACCCAGGGTTAAAATAATTAATATTTTCTTTATGTCTTCTATACAACCACGGATCTAAACCATAGAAACTTTTATACATCTTCTCCATATTATCTTTACAGTCTCTCCATAAAGGTTCGCTATTGTTCTCTGTGATAACCATAACAGATGTATTGACAGCACACTGATGTATTACCTTTGCTATTTCTTCGAAGAACCAATACGTCTTCAATACATTTAACTTATCTAGATTTGCTGTATCAATGAATGGGGTAGGGTCTTTATGAATATAACAATCTAGATCCATATAAAGTGTTGGCTCTTTAAACAGACCAGGCTCAAATAGCTTTGTTTTATTCCACCACTTCCTGTCCTTATAATCATCAGTTATTGGTAGTATTCTTATATCCTTATTCAGCCCTTTCGCATTGTCTGTCATACAATAGTATACACAGCTTTTCTCAAAGGTCAACAGTTGATTGTATAATTCATTAACATATTCTGGACCATATAGATCTCCTACTTTTAAAGATACAGCTTGCATATATCTGCCTCCCAACCTTCTTTAATATCTAATGGATCAGGTTCATGGTCTTCCATAAAAATACATACCTCGTGGTCATTTCTTAGCACACCTTTTTTCTGATCTGGATATTTTGCTCCTCTACTATGTGAGTACACTGTTCGTGGAGGATAGGTATTCATTTTATCTCTATGACATCTCCATAGGTATGCATCACTACTATATAAAGACCCCCTTGCCTTTTCATAATATTTTATAAAGTGTTCCCATATTTCATTTGTTATGGGTGATGTGTTATCAACATAAATTAAACTTGCATTAAACCCCATAGTAAGAAAATAATTACCACCGTGCATCGGTATATGATAATTTGGATTCCATTCTGTTTTTATTATTGCAGGAGGTTCTGTTTGTATTACTCTGTCCAACTTATTTAAAAATAAATTATCTAAATCTGAGAACAATATCCTACCTTCAATACCACATAATTTTGGAGCAAAGAGAGACATCTTCACTGCATCCCAAAACCACCACTGTAGTTTTTTCTTCTCAACTTCTACACTGGCGCCTATTGGTCTATCAATTGTATCAACATCTAGCCCACCGGTGGGAGTTTCTAGATATTCATCATTTTGTCCTAACCCTTGACAGTTACCAATGATATCATTCCACAGCCACTTCTCAGTAGTTTCTACAGGAATAATATCTTTGTCTAACCCTGTTGGGTCATCTGTCATACAATATGAATCAAACTTACATGGCATCTGACGTTTAGCCATCCTATGAATTAAGTTGGGGTAATCAGAAGAAAACTTTGTTCCCCATTTTATTGTCAGAAGATTAATCTTTTCCGGGACCATTTAACAACCTTATATAATAATTTTCTCTTTTTTTATTTTCCTTATCTCTAGGAAAAAATTCTGATCCAACATCAGCACCATAGTATTGAGAATAACATATTTTTCTAGGCAGTGCTTTTAAAGCACCAGTCCAATTGTTACCAAGATAGTCATCGTTACCCCTATACATATTCATTATGTATTGATCATCTTTATAAAAATCATCCCAAACATCAGTTAATGTTCCACCTTCCCAACCCATAACAGATGTATTATAGAATGAAGGAAATCTCATATCTGGATCTTCTCGTACAGCTCTCTCTTGTTTACTAGTGTCCAACCAATCCACAGGCTTCCAATAACAATACACACAAGTTAACATACGTGGGAATATATATTTTGTTATCTCTGTTATGTCTCTATGGAATGTTACATCTAAATCAAAGTATAAATTTGTACCTTCTTTATCTATTTCAGGATGAAATAATAACATCTTATTCCACCAACCATCATACTTCCATTTAGATATATCAATAATTTTTATTTCTGGATGAGTAACGGTTGTGAAGTTCGTTAAGACATGAAATGTAAATGGTTTAGTATAGTATCTCTTACACTGCCAGAATAAATCCCATATGTGTTGATCTCTATATTTGTCACGTCCTTCTTTAGGACTTTCGTTTACTGTCTTAACGACAAAAATATTATTCATAATAATACGTTCTTTTAATTGTTAACCACTCGTCTATTTTTTCTACTAATTTTAAATCTTTATGCATTAGTACTAGAGTGTCAACTCTTTTACTAACTAGTATATGAAGAAGAGTGTTTTGACTTTCGAGGTAATAGCTTTCCTCTAACCCATCTCTTCCATGATTTACATATTTTATATTAGACTTTCTAACTATATGTTCCCTCAACTTCGCATCGTAGTCAAGCGGTATTCTTTTTTCTAGCTCTGATCTGAATTTAAAAATGCTATCGTAACCTTGATACTTGTCAATATAACTAGTTACGAGATAGTTTTTCCAGTGTCGGGTATTTGCTACCTGTCTATAGTAATCCATTATTGTACCGCGACAAGGTATAAAGTATTCGGGGAGTTCAACCCCATTAGTATTCTTTAACATTATAATTTCACCTTTATCATATTATTCCGGTTTCTTATCCTTATAAATATATATAACAAATATTATCAAGGAGTTACTCATGGCCGCAAGAGCTGATATAATCATCGATCAAGGAACCACATTTAGTACAGTTGTAACTGTAACAGATGATACTGGCAACGTTGTTAACCTAACTGGCTATACAGCAAATGCCATGGTAAGAAAACATCACACATCATCCTCAGCCACAAAGGCATTTACTATCGGTAATGGTGAGACAAACGGACAACTAACATTAACTTTAAATGCAGCTAATACTGCTGCTATAACTGAAGGTAGATATGTTTATGATGTTAAGGTAACATCAGGTACTTCTGTTGTGTCCATAGTCGTTGAAGGTTTGGTGACAGTTAATCCTAGTGTAACGAGGTAGTAATGGCAATAACAACAAACAATGCTATACTAACTAATACTAATAGGCTTGCTGTAAGGATTGCACAGACTGGCGCTGGGGGTACAAATCCTAGGTTAGATGGCATGGATGATGTTAGAGAAGTTAGTAGAGCTAACAATAATATATTAGTATACAATGCTGAGAGAGATTTATTTTTATTACAAGAGCCTAAAGCTGACGGAGGAACATTTTGAATACTTCCAATGTAGCTGGTACGTTATCAAGTACAGGAAGCATAAGTACTAGTGTACTAACGCGTAAGGCTGAAGTTTTAAGTGACATGGAAGATATAAGTCTCACAGGCAATGCAAATACATATGTGTTAAGATACAACAAAGCAGATGACACATATAGAGCTGATAACAGAAAATTAGATGGAGGAAGTTTTTAATGGCCGGTACAATTCAAATAAAAAGATCATCGAATACGGCATCACCAACCACATTAGAGTTTGGTGAGTTAGCATGGTCTGCAAATGGACAAACACTTACTATTGGTCAAGAGTCTGGTAATACTTCTAACGTAGTTGCAATTGCAGGACCACATACACCTGGAACACTAACAGCTAACCAGGCACTGGTTGCAAATTCATCCTCATCTATTAATGAGATGAAAGCAGCTAATGTATATTTTTCAACATTTAAACAAGCAGCTAACCTAGAAGCTAATATAACAATGACAAGCACATCGACTGCAAATTTATATAATGTAGAGTTTAGAGGTTCACTTAAAGACACAAATGGCAACAGACTAGAAATATATAATTCTAGTGGCACAAAGATCTGGGGATAAGAAATGGCAACACCAACATCAAAGGCTGGGCTAAAAGAGTATTGTTTACGAAAATTAGGTAAGCCTGTAATCGAAATTAATATTGATGAAGATCAAATGGATGATCGTATTGACGAAGCTATATTATTTTATCAGGATTATCATTTTGATGGTACAGAAAAAACGTTTTTAAAACACCAGGTAACAACAACTGATATAGCTAATAAGTATATTCCTGTAGCAAGCGAATACACAGGTATCACTGACATATTTGATATCGGTGATTCAACATCAACTAATAACCTGTTCAACGTTAGATATCAAATATCATTAAACGATTTATATGATTTATCAAGATACGATCTCGTTCCATACTTTATGAATTTTCAAAACATAAGATTTATTGAAGAGATGCTTATTGGTAAACAACCTCTTAGATATAATAGACATGTTAATAGATTGTATATTGATATGGATTGGAACAAAGTATCTGTTGACGATTATATAATTGCTGAAGCATATAAAAAAGTGGACCCAGATACCTTTACTGATGTGTATAATGATAGGTGGTTACAAAGATATGTAACATGCTTATTTAAAGTACAGTGGGGGTCTAACTTAACTAAATTTATTGGCATGCAACTTCCAGGTGGTGTACAGTTTAACGGAGAGCAAATTTTACAACAGGGATTAGATGAAAAATTAAAACTAGAAGACGAAATGATTACTAGTTACTCTCTTCCTGTTCACGATATGACGGGATAATTAAATGGCTAGAGGCACAAACGTATTCTTTAATAATTTTGCTAGCAATGATGAGCAAAATTTAATCAATGATTTGGTCTATGAATCAATTCAGATTTATGGAATCGATGTTGGTTATATGGCAGCTACAGAAGATGATACCGATGACATACTAAATGAATCAAGAAAGAAATACTATGGTGCTTATAGTACTACAGAGATGTATATTAAAAATGTTGAAGGGTTTGAAGGTGAAGGGGATTTCTTAGGTAAGTTTGGTTTAGAAATTAGAGATAGGCTTACATTGTCGGTCGCACGTAGATCATTTAGTGAATCAGTAGAAGCTGATCAAGGTCTTACAAGACCAAGAGAAAATGATTTAATTTATCTTCCTCTCAATAAAAAAACATATGTGATTAAGTTTGTAGAACATGAACCAGTATTTTATCAAATGGGTTCATTACAATTCTATGATATTGTTTGTGAGTTGTTTGAGTATAGTAATGAAAGACTCAATACAGGATTTAGTGAAGTCGATGATATAGAAACTAGCTTTAGTACAGACATATATCTTGATGTACAACTTACAGAAGAAGATGGTTTAACAGCAATATTTACTGAAGACAATATTAGATTACTATCTGAAGATGAAGACAGAAGTGATGGAAGCACAACAGCATCTAAAGATTTTGACACACTTACAGATAGTGATAATATACAAATAGAAACAGATGCGGATGCAATATTAGACTTTAGTGATGGTGATCCGTTTAGCGAGGGTGGTAGCTTTTAATGTTAGGACATACTTTTTATCATCAACACTTACGTAAATATGTAATTGTTTTTGGAACTTTATTTAATGACGTCATTGTACAAAGAAAAGACAATGCTGGTAACATTGTACAGGATATTAAAGCACCACTAGCTTATGCTCCAAGAGAAAAAGCCTTAGAAGAATAAATGCTGATCCTGATCTTTCGAAAAAAGTTGGTATGGTATTACCACGTATGTCGTTTGAGATGACTGCAATTAATTATGCACCAGAAATAAAATTAAATAAAATTCACAGAAACGTATCTGCATATGCGGACGATAAAGCTAAATTGTATGCAGCTTATAGTCCTGTAGCATATGATATTGGGTTTGAGTTAAATATTATGACAAGATATGCAGAAGATGCAACACAAATATTAGAACAGATACTTCCATTCTTTACACCTGAGTGGAGTGTATCTATGACATTGATTCCAGAAATGAATTGGAAACAAGATATTGCAGTTGTATTAAATGGTGTGTCTATGCAAGATACATATGAAGGAGACTTTGAAACTAGACGAGCATTAATTCACACATTACAATTTACTCTCAAAGGTTATTTATGGGGGCCACTAAGAAAATCTGGTATTATTAAAACTGCTAATGTTATGACACACG